AACCATGAATGCGGCGTGCGGCGTGCTCTCTGACCGCATCACTTGAGCCATAACTTGACGCATCCTGAACGATGGTATCCTTTTGAATGCTCGCGTAATAAGTCGGAGGCAGGATCAAGGCGCGTTCGCGTTTTGGCACTTTATTAGTGCTGAAGTCGGCTGCTAAATCTGCCACTTCATCCACATCAAAGTTCGCTGCCGTGATTGTTTCGCTGGTGCCGAATGTCGCATTGACCACCAGCGCGAGCAGGTCATCCATGACCTTGTTCAACGTGGCTTCAATAGCCGGTGCCATGAATACGTTTTCAAGCCATCTTGAATCACCAGCCTTGGAAACTTCCGCATCAGTGAACCCGTAACAGAATCCGTAATGCGTATCCAATGTGACGGTTTTTGCTGTGGATGTGACATCGGTAGAAGAATAACCACTCGACAAGTCCTGAGCGGTGACGCTGCTCGGAACGCGTGTGGTTACTGATTCGCCTTTGTCTTTGATGTCCTCGTTGAAATCGCGTGTAAACGCTGACAACGGGTGAAATTCGTAGCTCAAATAATCGAGCGTATCTTGTGCAATTTGGGCTAAATTAATGCCGCCAAGTGTATTTGCCATCTAGGATCCTTAGTTGTTTTGGTTTTTCAGTGTGCGGATATGCTCGTTGTAATAGGCGCGTTTCTCTTTGCCTGATCGGATAGCCGAATAAGCTTCCCAATGCTGGTCGAGTGTCATCGCGTCTTGAGCTACGGTTTCAGTGTTTTCCTCGATTGGCTCGCTCACTCCAACTTTCGACAAAACCTGTGCGGCTTGTTCACTTGCGGACTCTTGCTGTTCTTCGAGATTCTGATTTGCCTCTGTAAGCAATTGGATTTTTCCATTTGCCTCATCGAGCGCGGTTTTGTGCTCGGCTTTGAGACTGTCCATTGCTGCCGCGTGTTCCTCGGCTGCTTTGGTGTTCTGCAATTCCAGTTCTTCAACGCGCTTGTTCACTGACTCAATGTCAGCATTCAACCGGTTGATTTCTGAATTTGCCTGAATGAGATTGAGAAATGTTTTCATTCTATATGGATGTGTGTTTTGTAAATTTAAGCGCCGCCCATGAGTTCCAAGACTTCACTCATTGAGTTGACAACCGCACCGGCAAGCCCGGCTTCAACCGCTTCATATCCCTCGAATGTCTGCCCTTCCATGTTTTCCGCTGGCATTGAATGCTTCAAAGAAACCTCGGCCTTGAACCTGTCGTGCCACTTGTCAACATTGGCCTGAAGCCTTGCTTCGGCTTCCTCGGAAAGTGGTTTGAATGGTGCGTAATCAAGCTTGTGCTTGCCGGCTGAAATAGCGTTGACCTTCAGCCCATTCATTTCCAGCCAACGCGACTGATCGAGTAGGGAAACGTAAACGCCAATGGATCCAACCTCGGCAGTTTCACTGACCAACACATGATCCGCTTGAGACGCCAACCAATATGCCGCACTTGCTGCCATGCCTTCAGTGTAGGCAATCATTGGTTTGCCGATGGCCCTCATCCGCTCGGATAGTTCAGGAAGACCCGAAACGGTGCCGCCGGGTGAATCAACGTGAAGCAGGATTTTGTCAATGGAATCGTCGGCTTCAGCTTCCATCAACATTTGTTCAATGTCGTTGTAGTCTGCCATGCCGAAAATCTTATCAATCTGGCTCAGGTTTTTCCCAAGCGCCCCATGAACAGGAACCACTGCAACGGATCCGCGTTGAATGAATCCCTTTTGCGCAGGCTCTTGCGCGGATCCAATGTCGAAATCAATCGCCCCAAGGTAAAGCGTTTGCAGGTAGTCGGGCAAAATAGCCCAAAGATCAGTAGATATGGAGTTAATCAGTTTGTGATTGGTCATCGTTATTGAATACCGGGTTGGGTGTTCGTTGTGAGAGTAAAGCAATGGCTGTATCCATTGTGACGCCGTGGCGCTCTGCAAGTCCTGAAGCACGCTGCAATAAGTCATCCGCTTCCTTTTCAACCTGGCCCCGGACCTCCTGCCAATCGTGACCGCGTTCGCCTGTATCCTCGGCAAGTGTTCTGGTTCCAAGCTTCAGCGCGTCCGCGTTGGCCTTGGAATCACGCCCGTTGTCCACAGTGATTTTCTTCGGCGCTTGCCAACGGCATTTCCAAAACCCTTCACTCGGTGGAATGTCTCCGCGCTTGATTCCCGATGCTATAACCCAAGCATAAACGCGGCTTGAGAATTTGCGGATGGTGTCTTGGCGTTCCTCGAATCTCCGTTGTGCCTTCTCTAAAATAAACCTTGATGCGGTTCCTTGTTTCGCAGGATCCACCAGGAATTCGTAAGGAACGCCAAGACCCAAAGCCACATCCCGAATCAGGAATTCAAGGAAACCTTGGAAGGAGGCGTTTGGCTTATTGCTTCCGAATGATTCAATGGATTCACCGGGTTTGAGTCTCGGAACCATTCCCGCTTGCCATGTGTCCCATGCAACGGTGCCTGTATCGGCGGCAGTGTATCCGGACTCAATCAAGCTTTGTCCATCGTCGGCGGTTCCGCCTTGGGAAGTGATCGCTACGCCAATGGCTGAACTCATTTTGACTCCGACTTTTTCATAGTCGAGAATCTCCATTTGATCGCGGATATGATCGGTTGCATGTGCAAGCGCGGTCACTCCGCGTAGCTGCATCACCCGGTCAGGATCTGATACCAGGATAAAGTCATTGGCTGAAACGGTGCGGAAGTTTTTGCCGTCTCGTAAATAATAAGCGGTTGGCCTTCCTGACTTGTTGGCCTTTACTCCGTCGTGATTCGCCCTGTTATCAGGCGACTCAATGGTGTGAGACTCGATTACCTGGAGTTGAGGAAACTTGTTGTTGACCATCAGGAAACCGAGGTCACCGTCAACGTCCATTCTGACAGATGCAAGGCGCTGCATCTGCGAGAAATTGAAAACCCCGGCTACATCCGCAATCTTGCACCACTCGCCAAAATATTGCTCGTAATCGTCGGAAGGCGCGGCTTGCGATTGTGGCTTGATTCCGCACCCAACAGAATACCGGCTCATGTCATTGACCGCGCCCTTGACCATGCCTGAGTTGACATATAACCAACGCGCATATGCCATTAATTGGCGGCGTGTGGCTTTGTTCAACGTCAACGTCGAATCACCGATTGACTGGTAAATGAATGAGCGATACCGGTTTATTTCTGTTCCCCGGTAGTGGTGGTTGGAATAACCGTATTTTTGACGTGTGGCGGGTGCCGCTGTAATTGGGTTGCCCCTGTGATCAAGAATACTCATCGGGCAAACCTTGCAAATGTCATCCGAGCGGATGCGGTTCCGGTGACAAGTTCTTTCTCGATCAGGACATCGGTCAACTGTGATGCCAGCTCCGCGGTCGGCAGAACGAGTTCCTTGGATCCACTTTGGCCTGAGTTTGAAAATGAAGTTGTGACCGCGCCCTGTAACACGGCATCAGACACACGCGCCTGGAGCGTTTGCAACCATGCGTCTGTCTGTAATCTGAGAAAAGGTCTGATGTCGGCCATCATAAGGATGGCCATTTTGTAAATTTAAGGAATCAGGTATGCTCGGCAAAAAGCTTGCAAATGGAGGCGGCTACAACCTGCATACATTCGCAGTCCCAACCGTGATTTGCGCGGTATTTCTGCCATACAAGCTTACTCTGTCCGTTCTTGGCTTGAACCTCGCGCTTGCGCTCACTGTCAATCTGCTTCGCATACTCATCAGCCATATCCCCCAGGTTGCAAACCTCCCATGAATGAGAGCGACCTGTTTTGAGTAAATGCAAAATGTCTTTGACCGATGGATTAGACCATCGGAACACAGGCGGCGAAACGCGTCCCGATGCGCTAACCCTGGTTGGTTTGGAATAAAGCTTTTGAATGATCCCTCGGTCCGTCTGGTGTTTGTAGTCAATCACGTCCTCACCGCGCATTCCCATCCATCCCCATTTGCCGCACTCACTTATGACCCGGTGCCGCTCGTATCCCACATCAAGAAACGTCTTGAAATCTGCAACATTGAATTCCTGCTGCAAAGCGCGGACCTCATCCATCGATGATAAGCGCCGAAATGCCAACAACCGGCTGGATCCACCTTCACCCCATGCGCGGACCACTGCCCAGAATTCCTCCAGGTATTGCTGGCAATCAACGGTTAAAAAACGATGAACCTCATCCGGCCATTCTTCACTTGGTTTGTATGGCGTAGTGGTCACTGATTCAACATCAAGATGATTTGCTTCCTTCCACGGTTCCGCGAGCCGTAGCGTCACAAACTCGCGGAGCGGTTGAATGTAACCGGTCGATGCCGCTCGTTTGGCTTTGAGAAAATCGACCACCAATGAAGCCCATGGCATCACGCTCGGCGGCAATGTCAGTTGGTTAAAGGAAAATGACCGGGTTTTTGGTGTCGGGTTTGGGTTGGTTGTCTCGTATCCACCTCCATTGACCATCAACCGCCAGTTTGCCTCGGTGTTCTCATGTTCATGGTTGCACTTGCAGCACGCCATGCGGACAGTCGGCGCTACCGCTTCAAAATCCCACTCGCCGCCCGGCTTTGTTTTGTCGCTCGTCTCCCACTTGATGCACTCATAAAAATCCGGAGCGAATAACTCACCGCACCCCTGACAACGAAGCGACCATTTTTCCTTTGTGCCACTCTGATGTTCCAGGTCAAAATCATCGCCCTCGATTTCAGGTGTGCTTGAAAACCATAACTTACGATTCCAATAGCGGGTTGTCCTGGCCCTTGCTCGTTTCGCCATCCCTGCTTTCCACGCGCTGACCTCATCCCCAAACATCCAACGGATCGACCAGGACCGCAAAAAGGAATTGTTCGCCGGCCCCATTTTGAGAGTGCATGAGGCAAAGAAAATCTCGCTGTTGGTCTTGCGGTGCCGGTCTTGTGGGAATTGGTCGCGGAGCGGTTGGCAGGATTCGATCACCGGCAACATGCGCTCTTTGGCAAAATCCTTCGTAGCGTCCTCGTCTTGCATTACAACCATCGTCGGCGCTGGGTGATTCGCCAATGCCCATGCCGCTGCAACTTGCATGGAAATGGTTTTGCCGGTTTGCGCCGCGCAGTTCAAAACCACGGTTTCACATTCCGGATCCGATACACATTCCAGCGGCGCCTTCAACCACGGCGTTTCGCCCGGCTTGAATTGGTTTCCGTATGGAGATTCCCTCAAACGCAAGTTGTGTTCAGCCCATTCATAAACAGGTGACTCATCAAATGGCTTGAACCCAAATTCAAATGCTCTTGAACATTCTTCGGAAATCTGCGGTGTTAAATTTATGACTTCTGAGTTTTTCAAATGATTCGTTGACGTAATCCTTCAGCTTCACTTGCATTGACGCCGGTGCAAGTCCCGCCAACAACGGCGGCATTTTCTCAACCATTTCCAACCAATGCTTCCTGGTTGCCAAAACTTGAGCAATGTATCCCTGCCGCACGTCCTCAATGAGAATGTATTTGCCGCGTGCCACCTCTAAATCAAAATCAAGCTTGTCCACTTGCCGCTTCAGCTTCTCAATCTCAAACCATTCCTTGCTGCCTTCGTTCGCTCTATTCTTTTCTGTTCTATTTTTCGCAACCTCAATGACTTGCGCCGAATCATAGAGGTTCACGTTCTTCTCGACGGACGCAACCGGAATGGATTGTAAAAGGTTCCTTACTTTTGAATATGATAAGTCCAATTGTTCGCCGCATTTTTTCGCGTCCCATAACTCGATAACTGCGTGCGCTTTACGTTTCCGAGGTTTGGTCACTGTCTCTTATACA